GATGCTGTTGAGTGTAATGTTTTTTGACCAAACACTACTAAACCTCTGTTAGGCATAAATGCAATTGGGTTAACTTTCTTAGAATATAACGTGTCTCTTGAACCTTCACTTAACACTGTTGCGTTGTATTCACCTGTTGCCGGGTCAATATAACCAACTGATGATGCATTTGTTACTAAACCTCTTTGATAACCTGCTGGTGCAAACCACTGGAATGCCGCATTATCATTGAAAGCAATAGTTCTTAATGCTATGTGTGAAGCTGGAACAACAACGTTGTTACCTGATAAGTCTGTTGATAGTGCTGATGGATAGTATACAGCTGAATATGTGTTGCTTGATACTAAACCGTCTTCACCGTTAGTTGTTGCATTTGCTGAATTTGAAATCCAGTTAGATACTTCTGAAGGAGTTTTTAATCTAAATGGAGCATCAAGAATAATAAATGCTGTTTCTTTTCTCGCTGTATTAAGAGCAATCATTTCATCATATGTTTCTGAGTAACCTGGACAAGCCATTAAGTTAAAGAATCTTGAATCTGCTCTAATTTCATCATTTGAAGTAAACACGGCTTGTAAAGCTGTTACAACAACTTGTCTCTGTGCTTTTCTTCCCATGAATGGAGAACCATCTGCTTTGTTACCTGCCGCATTAATCCAAATTGGACCAATATCTGCACTGTTAACAATGTATGATGCTTTGTATTCTTTTACGTTATAACCTGATACTCTAGTGTTATATAATAATGTACCTTCTGCATAGTTAGCCGGATCAGTTGCATCTGAATTAAATGATGCATATGGTGAACCCCAACCTTGTGCTGAAGTTGTAGTACCTGCTGGATTACCTACTGCATCACCAAACACAATGCCTGAAGCTGATGATTGATCAGTGTTATCTAGTAATACCCATGCACTTGTACCTGTGTTGTATCTGTAAATTTTTGGATATGCTTCTAACTCATTTGAGTCAATCCAAATGTCACCGTTTTCAAGTGCTGTACCATCTGATTGTTTAGTTGGCTCTGATGAAACCATTTGTAAGTCTCTTATACCAGTTGCCATACCGTTTTTACCTGTGTTAACATTACCTGCTGTAAATGTATCTTTTGAGTTTGCGTATGCAAACCATTTCATAGTACCACCGTCATTTTCAGCAACATAAATGTCTGCTGTTAAATTAGTGTCATACCATAAAGTACCATCTACTGGTGATGTTGTTGGTGCATTAGCTGATGCTTCATAAGCCAAATCACTCCAAATTGAAGCCATGTACCATGAATCCGAACCTGAAGCCATATTGTCTGTGAAACCTAATGTTGCTGTTGTTACACCAATTACAGTCCCTGCTGTTGCTGTATCTTCAACCCAAATGTTTTTACCATTTGTTCTTTCAAGTTTTAAGTACTCTTTTGTACCTGAACTTGCTTCAATTGAAGCAACAACTGTTTTAGCTGTTAAATTAGTATCGTTGTTAATACCTGCTACTATTTCTGCAAGTGTTACATTTGAACCTGCTCCGCCGCCTGCTGTTATGCTTACGTCTTGGTTACAAATATTAAGTTTAACACCTGTTTCAGAACCAGTTAAGTTAATACCATTACCTGAAAGATCTGCTGTCCCAGTAGCCGTTGTTGTAGTTGCAGAACCTCTTAATCTAATTGTATATTCTACTTCTGGTGTAGAGTTATTAGCTGTTTGTTTGTATGTTGCATTGTCAATTCTATCATTGTTCCATGCCGCATCATCTTCATCATCAAATCTAACGTACAATGAATTTGTTGCTGGTGTTAAGGCTGTTACAGCATTGTCATCATCACCATATAATGGTGCTGAAATTGTTGACCATGTGTTAGTGCTTGTTGAATAGTATTTTACTACTACGTTAGCACCACCGCCAACTGCTGTTGATTTAACCCAAACTGATCCTGCCACTGATGCACTTGGAGCCGAGCCTGAACCTGGCTGTATGAATACAGCTGGTGTACCTGATTTTGCGGCAATCCATGTATCCGCACCACATTGGTACCATAGTCCTGAGACTTTTTCCCAAAGTTTTGCAGTTGCAATTCCGTTTGTTGCGTTTGTACCGTTAGCAACAATAACAAAGTCACCGTTTGCACCGTATGATGCTTTTGGTGATCTTTCTGTATCGTTGTTTACGTTTGATGTTGCCGCTGTGTTCGGCTCGTCAGTTAATACTGCTGGAGTTTTTTTACTCCAATTTGTACCATCTGCTTGGTATACACCCCAATTAGTTGACGCTGTGTCTAACCAATATGTTCCGTTGTTTGGTGTACCTGCTGGAACATTAGTTGAGCCTGTAAGTTGAGCTAAATCTACATTAGCACGAACTACGTATGCTCTATTTGAAATTCCTAAATATGAATATGCGGATAATAATCCGTATTCATTTCTTTCATCACCTGGTAACATTGTTGAACCAGCTGAATAAAATGTTGGTGTACCGAATGTTGATAACAGTTCTCTTTGTGAACCAATTAAATACGCTTTACCCACGTTTGCACTTGTAGTACCAATTGCTGTTGAATTTGTAGTGCTTGGATCAGCTTTGTCTTGTGCTGATGCTACTACAAATAAAGGCACTGTACCTTGTGATGCGCCGGCGTAAAACGATTCATCAGTTACTGTAACTGAAACACCCGGTGAAACTAAATCTGGCATTGTAATCTCTCCTTCAATAAAATATGACAACTACCTGTTGTCATGTTATACATTATTTATTTAAAGTTGGGTAAAAGAGGGTGGTTTAAGCACCTATATTTTCCCCTTTAAAAGGGCAGTAAATACAAGTATGACAGAGAATAGACCATTATGTAATAAATGTAAGTCAAGACCAAGCGCCTTTAATTATAAAAAAGGTGATAAGACTTACTATCGTAAAATGTGCGATAAATGTATACGTTTAAGCAAAGGAAAGGGTGTTAGTTCATCTGCTACATGGCAACAAAGCGGATATAGAAAAAAAGCCATATGTGAAAAATGTGGCTTCAAAGCAAAACATTCTGCACAATTAGATGTGTATCATATCGATGGAGATTTACGTAATAGTGCTGTTAATAATTTAAAAACTATATGTGCTAATTGCCAACGTATTATGACTGTGGATCAATTTAAATGGCGTCAAGGTGATTTAATGCCAGATGTTTAAAAAGTTTGTGTTGCTTTTTTTTGTTTAGAAACATTAGTTAAAACTTTTGCTACACTATTAACTTTGTCTGTTAACTGTTCTAATGAACCGTTATTTTCAATTATAAAGTCTACTAGCACCCCAGTATGATCCCATTCACTAGCATGGATACCAATGTCTGATAATTGCTGTTCAGCAAAAGCATCACCTTCTTGTGCTTGTTTGGCTATTTCTGTCCAGTGTGGATCTTCACCACGTTTTACTCTAATAGTAAATCCACCCATTTGTTTTACAAAGGCTAGTTCATTTCTAAAACGACAGTCTGTGACAATAGTTGGTTTTTGACCGCCTGCTACGTATCTGTGTTCTAAACTGTCTAACCAAATTTTATGATGGAAAGATTCTCTCATTATTTCAGTACCAATGATTTGTAATGCAAGTCTTGGTGTAAAATTTTTAATTGCTAATTTATTAGCCCAGTATGGATCAACACATTCTCTAAAGTGTCTACTATGATCTGTATCACCTTCTAGTGTTTTTCGGGGCCAATTAAATATGTTTGATACCACATCCTTTAATGGTGCCGCAAATGAATCTCTTTTATATTCATGTTGTGATGCTAGAATATCTGCTACGGTATTTTTACCACTACCGATCCAGCCTACTAATCCAATAATCAATTTACCACCTCAATTTTAATTGTGTTGCTATATCTTCGCTATTTACTTTAACAGTTAATTCGTCACAACCTGCATCTTCCCACAACCAGTCTTTTTCATATTTGTAACCAAGCATACCCATGTAGTTTGCAACTCTGGCAACGGCATCAACTTCTCTATAGTTGGCATTAAGAGCACCGCCCTCAACACTTGTGCCTGTTGATTGTCCTATGTATTCGTCTCTTTTGGAAATTTTATCTATGTCTAAAGTAATTTCAATCATGCTATTATAGTATAACATTATCTGTATCTTGTCAATTGGAATTATCCAATTATTATACCAAGTGGATCTCCACCATCTGTATAATTTCTTATTTCTTCTTCTAATCTATCTAATGACGCTTGAGCTTCTGCTTTAAGATCAGCACCATTTAGTGTAACACCACCTTGGGCACCAGGTAATTGGCCAAATTTAGATCTTGCTTCACCTAACATCATTTTACACTGTGCAAGTGCATATTCTCTGATCCATGACTTTGCATATGGATCATCTAACAATGTTTCGTCTGTGCGTAACATATAAACTTGAAGTAATAATGTTTCTGCATTTCTTGGTCTTCTAATAATTGTAAATTTTTTTGTTACTGTATCCCAAGTAAAATTAATCTTATTACCAAACAATCTACCAATAGTTTCTTGATATTGACTAAATGCTTCCCAGGTAGTTAATCCACCAATTCTTCCTGCTTGTAAAAAATACAAGTTTGTATAGGCAATTTCAAATGGGTCCACATCAATTCCTGATTGCTGATCTGAACCTAAAGCACGTCTAAATGTTTCACGTACTTCAATAACTTCTTTTGGTAATGTGTACTCGTTTGTGTCTTTTTGCATTTGCAAAAATAATGTTGCTTCTTCATTAGCATTTGATGATCTTTGTCTAAATCTATCAAAGGCTAAATCTAATCCTTGATTGTAGTGTTTAGGATCAAGTTCAACATCCACCATGCCGTCACCAAGTAGGTTACGCATATCTTCAATAATTTTATCTCTATTTGATTTATCTTTGGCCATTTTAATATCCTATACTTGTATTTATTTTATTATTGGAAAATACGGACTAGTACAGTATCCTTATTCAATCGTCCGTTAAGTTTAGTTTCAGTAGTAGTTAATGCGTTAAAGGTGTTCTTAATCGCTTGTAAACCCCCCGTATTTAGCTTTTCCAGTACATCTTGGGGTTTACGTACTGTTTTCTGTAAACCAGTGCTTAAATCGTAATTTAATAGGGTAGTTCCTTTTAATGTTATGCCATGGTGTTTATGTGTAGCTTCATATATACCTAACTTCCTATTATTGGTATTAAATACTATCACTGCTGTACACCCAATTAGATTAATCGGATTTTCAGAAACTAATTTATATTTTTCATCTTCTGCTTTATATTTGACTTTTTTAGCCATTTTTTCTTTTGATGGTGGCTTATACTTGCGTGGCTTACGTTGTTTCTTTTTATTTGCTTCCCAAATATCACAATCTTTATACACACGTTCCCACCAAGCAATATGTTGCTTCATTTCAACTTTTGAATATCCTTCAAAACTTTCTACATAATCTTGCTGTTCATCTGTACGCTCACTTGATTTGATGTCTCTATATTTTAGTCCTTTAGCTTGTTCGTCAATATGTAGGTCTATTTGTGCTTTAATCATCTTCATAAAGGCACCTGGTATATCATGCATTGTGAAATAATCATATGCTTTGAACTTCTTTGGATCACCTTTTTTCGCCCATACTTCTTCAAAAGCATCATCAATATCACTCATAATATACATCAATCGAACACGCATACGATCTTGTATTGAAGGTTTTTTTGGCTTTTCTTCAACTGGTTCTGATTCAGTAGATTCTTCTACAACTGGCTTTTCCTCTACAGGTTGTTCAGCTACTTGTGGCACAGTTTCAGTGCGATCTTCGTCTAAACGCCTTAAGAAATCTGGTATATCCAGCAATTTGTCATTTTTCAATTTTTTTCCATCCATACTGCTATATATACATCATTATACATAATTCGCGAGTTTTGTCAATCTTTAGTTGAATAAATACTTACATAAAAGGATATTGATATGCCACGACTCAGCTTATGGAAACCACAAAAAGGTAACGATTACAAAATGATAGACCGTGTGATTCGCGAACATTTTAATGTTGGCGGAACTGGTGTTTTCATACACAAATACCTTGGTCCACATGCTCAAGCAAACAGCACAGATAGTACACAACCTGATAATTCAGTAGTACGTCCTAATAATATACAAGACTTATTATTTTTAGAAAATAGAGATCGTAAGTATGATGCTGACGTTTATGATATGCGTGGTGTATATCAGGTACAAGATTCAGATTTTGATTTAACACAGTTTGGTGCATTTTTATCTAACGACACTATCTATATAACTTTCCATTTAAATGATATGGTTGATACATTAGGTAGAAAATTAATGAGTGGTGATGTATTAGAATTACCTCATCAACGTGATGATACAATGTTAGATATGGCACGTATTGAGTTCACTACAAAACCAGCAAAAAAATTTAGAAAAGGTGAAACTATTACCGGTGCAACAAGTGGTACGACTGCAACTGTAGTAAATTATAATCATAATGCAAAAGTTTTAAGAATGGTTACTGATGGAGATTTTACTATTGGTGAAACTGTTACAGGTACATCAAGTACAGCAACAGGTGACATTTCAGCATACTATCCAGAAGGTCCACAAGCAATTAATAGATACTATGTTATTGAAGATGCCGCAAGAGGTAGTGATGGTTATTCACCAACTTGGTATCCACACATTTGGAGAGTGAAATGTACTCCATTAGTAGACAGTCCAGAATTTTCAGATATACTTGGCACTGGTGAACAAAAAGATGATTTACGAAATTTAATTTCAACATATCAATCAGAAATTGATATAGGTGATGCTATAATTAATCAAGCACAAACAGAAGTTCCTAAACCAGGATACGAAACAGCACATCTATATGTAAACAAAGCTGACCAATTTATTCCTGGTAGCTTGTATGGACATTGGCAAACAAATACTGCGTCATTTAAATTATACGAGTCAACAGAATCAAATTGGCAACCCTTTGATTACTTTGTAAGTTCAACGGCACCAACTGCCAATTATAAAAACGGTGACTATTGGTTAGACACAACAAATACCAACTGGGGACTTTATGTTGGTAACGGTTCTGTGTGGAACAGCCAAGCTGTATCAATAGTTGACTCAGCAAACATTGACGGTAGTACTAAAACACCAATATCATCATATGTACCCTCAACTGATTATGCTGTAGTAGTTTCAGATAGAAATGTTGGTGCAACGTATTTTAAAAAAGTTGCTAATGGTTCATGGGTAAAAATTGCAACGGATTCAACCACAGTAGGTTTACTTGGAGTCGATGTCGCTATCGGTACAACAGCACCTTCAACTAATGCTAACGGAAAAATTTGGTGGAGAACAGAAACTAGCAATGGATTAAATATTTCATTTAAAAGATATTCATCAACTACAGACAGTTGGGTAACTAAAGATATCAAATTACACTCGAGTCAAGATTCTGCCAACAATGCATTTGGATTTAGTAATAAGGTTGGTGTACATGCCGGATCGGCAACACCACCAAATGGTATTGCTATTGCACACACAGGATCAAGTTTTCCTGCTTCATTAAATGACGGTGATTATGTACTACGTACAGATTACGAACCAAATAGATTATTTAAGAAAGCTGGAAATAGATTCATTAGAATATCAGATGACAACAGAGGAACATACTCTGCGGCAAATAGAATATTAAATACATTTGTGGAAAATACAGCAAGTAATACACAAACACCTGACGGTAAAGAACAACAAGGTTTAAGTAAAGCAGTTAAACCAAGGACGGATGTATAATGGCTCAATTTTGGTATGATCAA